CAGGCGGGAAATCATGTCATTTTTAGACATAGTAACTACTCGACAGAAGTAATTGTTATGGAGGGCGAAATCTCTGAGGAAAAAGAATGGGATAAGCAATTTTATATGCATAATAACGCACCAGAGGAGCAGAAAGCTACATATAATGAATGCATTTTGTATCTTGAAAAACTGGCAGGTGAGAAACATGATAATTAATTTTTTACTGAAAAAATATAGCCAAAATGAATCGGCTCTGGAACAGGAGCCTACATCGTTTCTACTACTGAGACGCAAGGCAGCTTTGACAGAGTTAATCGCGATGGATATGAAAAAGAATGGAGTACATAGATGAAAACAATTAAGATAACAGCACACAATAAGATTTCTATCATAGATGTAGATTTTGGTGATTATAAAGCAATGCAGAAGGCTGTCGGTGGATATGTTGAGACCGTGGCAACAGAGCAGATGTACGATTTCTTTAAACGCCCTGTAATAATGCTCGTTGACGAAGAAGGGCACATGAAAGAATTAGAGCTTAATGTAATCGGTACAGTTTTTTACGGTATGGTACCTATTGTGGGTGATATTGTTCTGGTGCAACCGGCTGGAGAATACGGAGAAGACATGGAAGGTATTGGAGAACCAGAGGAAACCCTTGAGATGTTAGTAGAGCGGTTTCGCTTTTTAGAGAAAGTAGATTGAGAAGGAGGCTAAGCATGAAATTAAATAAGCTGGTAAGTACGGCAGGAATGCCACATGAAGAGTGGCTGCAGTATCGCAAAAAAGGCATCGGAGGCTCCGATGCTGGAGCAATCTGTGGAGTGAATAAATATAGAAGCGCTGTATCGGTGTTTCTGGACAAGACCACCGCGCAGGTATCAGAATATGACAACGAGGCGATGAGACAAGGGCGCGACCTTGAACAGTATGTAGCAGAGCGTTTTTGCGAGGAAACCGGAAAGAAGGTAAGAAGAGCAAATGCAATATTTGTTCATTCAGAAATTCCTTTTATGTTTGCAAATGTAGACCGAATGATCGTTGGAGAGAAAGCGGGTCTCGAATGTAAAACAGCTTCGGCTTTCTCTGCAGATAAATGGGCAGACGGTTCTATCCCGCCAGAATATGAAGTGCAATGTAATCACTATATGGCAGTAACCGGAGCAGATGCTTGGTATATTGCCTGTGTAATTCTTGGCAAGGAGTTTATCTGGCACCGCATCGAGCGAGATGAGGAACTGATTGCCACGATTGAAGAGCTGGAAAAAGATTTCTGGCAGAATAACGTAATTGCAAATGTTATGCCGGCGCCAGATGGTTCTTCTTCTGTAGATTCTTATATCAATTCCAGATATGCAGACAGTGATCCGGAGCAATCTGTTGATATTACTACATATGACGGAGCTTTGAAAAGAAGAGAAGAGATCACCATCTTGGAAAAGAAGCTTGGAGTTGAGAAGAAACAGATTGAGCAGGAAGTTAAACAATATATGCAAGAAGCAGAAACGGCATATAGTAACTCATATGAAGTGAAGTGGAAAACAGTAGAGAGTAAGCGAGTTGATACAAAGAAATTGAAGTCAGAGTATCCAGAAGTTTATAAAGACTGTATTAATGTAGGAACAAGCAGACGTTTCACTGTAAAAGGTATTGCATAAGGGGGATTTAGCATGGGAGTAAAAGAACAGTTAGTTGAAAAGAAGAATCAGAAAACAAAGCTTACAAAGAACATGAATATTGCGGATATGATTAATGCAATGAAACCAGAAATTGAAAAAGCCCTTCCAAAGGTAATCACACCAGAAAGATTCACAAGAATGGCTCTTTCGGCAGTTAATACGACTCCAAAACTTGCGGAGTGTAGCCAGATTACATTTTTATCAGCTCTGATGAATGCAGCACAACTTGGATTAGAACCAAACACACCGCTTGGACAGGCTTATCTGATTCCGTTTAAGAATAAAGGAAGATTAGAATGCCAGTTCCAGATTGGGTACCGCGGAATGATTGACATGGTATACAGAAATGAGGACATCCAGACGGTACAGGCTCATTGTGTTTATGGGAATGATGAGTTTGAATATGAACTTGGATTAAATCCGAAGCTTGTACATAAACCAGCTACGAGAGATAGAGGGGAGCTTCTCCTCGTATACGCCTTCTGGAAGTCTAAAAACGGTGGTTTTGGCTTCGAAGTGATGAGCAAAGAAGATATCGATCAGCACGCAAGAAAGTATAGTCAGTCTTTTTCTAGCAGCTATTCTCCTTGGAAGAAAAATTATGAGGAAATGGCAAAGAAGACAGTAATTAAGAAAGTTCTTAAATATGCTCCAGTGAAAGCTGACTTTGCCAGAGCGATTACTTCGGATGAAAGCATCAAATCAGAGTTATCTGTCGATATGTCAGAGGTTGTAAACGAGCAGGAAGTAGAGACGGTAGATGCAGAGTATAGCGAAGTGCCTTCTGATGAAACATCAGAAAATGAAAGTGCGAGCAATGAGTAGTGTCAGTTTTACAGTGCCCGGCCCTCCGAAAGGAAAGGCGGCAGCAGATGCTTGCCGGTCTTATCCGGCCAACGAAGAAACCGGATTTAGATAATGTTATTAAGAGTATCCTGGATGCGTTAAATAAGGTTGCTTATCATGATGATACGCAGATTGTCTCGTTATCCATGGAGAAATTTTATTCAGACTCTCCAAGAGTGGAGGTCACTATAAACAGCATATAAGGAAGGTGGTGGCTTAATGGGCCGCAAAGCCAAGACAGGGCTTAGTTACTTTTCTAAAGATGTTGATTATTATGATGATTTTAAAATCATGGACCTGATGAATGAGTATGGTCCATTAGGGCAGACGATTTATGATGTGCTGCTTTGCATGATTTATCATGAAGGTTATTACTTAGAGGTTCCCAGTATGGAGCAGTTAGCGGTAAAAATAATCAAAACCATCGGGAACCGCTGGGTAAAGAAAAAAGACTTTGTGTTGCAAGTGATTTATTATTGTGCGGATATAGGGCTGTTTGATAAAACCCTCCTTAATCAAAATATTATCACCTCTGCTGGAATTCAGCGACGCTACGATTCAGTGACTGTTAGGAACAAAGTCAATAAAGATAAATATCGGTTGATTGATAAAAACGGTCAACCTTTATTAAATGCACCCCAAAATCTTATTTCTGCAACAGAAACAACGATTTCTGCAACAGAAAAGACGATAAATGATGCAGATATTCAACAAAATAAAAGAAAAGAAAATAATACTTATATATATTATAGCAATCCGGAGCTTAACGATGCCTTTGAAAAATATATCTTAATGAGAAATCAGCAGCAGCGTACCCCGTTGATGAAAGAACAGATAGAAGCACTGAGGCAGGAACTTTCTTCCATGGGGAAGGATGAGCAGGAAAGAATACTGATCTGTAAGACTGCATTTATCAGAGGGTGGAAAGGATTTTATCCTTTGACGAAGAAAAAGAACAGCTCCAGCAGGAGCTCCGGGAAAGCTAATAAACAAAATAACAATTTTCATAATTTCGAGGGCAGAGATTATGATTATGCAGCGATAGAGAAAAAACTTACGGGAGGCAATTAAAGTGGCAAGGATAGATAAATTGGAACGTGCAAGACAGGAAGGTATGTCTTATGCACTAGAAGTTGCAAAGAAAAAGGAATCGAAGGACTAGAAGAAGAACTTCGCATGAGGGGCATTACTGGGATTCCAATCGGAGTCAGCCGATCTGCTGTAGATAAGGTGATAGAGAACATAAAGAATCAGACACTGGATACTGTAAATATCTTAACAGCAATGACATTACATGATGAATTTGGATTTGGAGCAGCAAGGATAGAGCGCTTTCGTAAACGATTTGATTTTAAAACAGAGTGCCTGATGGAGGATTATGTTACCTGGCTGGAGATGATAGATGCATTAAAGAAAGAGACAGGCCTTGAATATGCTATCCGGATGAATGACAAAGATGTGAAGCACAAAGAACCAGCACGAAAACAGACAGTTCCCCATGCCAGCAGACAACATCGAAGAAACACGGAACGAAGTGCAAAGAGAATTGCCAAGAAGGCGAAAAAGCTGGATACCCTCCGGGGTTAAGGATAGATACACATTACAGTAACTTGTTAACCGCTCCATGATACACACGGAGCTATATGCCATTGATTCCCCGACAGAAGTCGGGGAGAAAGGAAACAATGAAGAAAGTTAGGATAGATATCCCGTTAGAACTTTATACGGATAACGTGAGAAAAATTATTGAGCGCAGCCTTTATGATTTGGACGCAGAGCCGCCTTACATAGCATCTTACTTATGCGACCCTAAGTTTACCGAGAAAGATTTAGAGACTGCATTGCATCTCTTAGAAAAGGCAAAAACAGAAACAACAAAACAAAAGTTTATTAGAGCAGAGCTGGAAGCCAGAAAAGAAGTAGTTAATCCGGAAGTATTCCCGGAAGACTTAAGAAAGGACTGGGAAGATATGCGAAAAGCTGCAGAAAGGAGAAGAAAGAGATGATTGAAGAACAGCCTAAAATTTGTGAATGGATACCGTTAGAAGAAAAAACACCCGAGAACGGAGAACGTGTATTGTTATCATTTGCAAATGAGAAGCAGGAGCCGCTTGTAGGCACTTGGAAAGTGGATGATGAGGGAGGAGCTTTTCATGCTCCATTTACGGGCAGAACATATGCGTCTTTAGGCTATTTCGTAAGTGCATGGATGCCACTGCCAGAACCGTACAAACCAGAGGACATAAAAGAAGCACCTTGGAAAAATAGAGCATTAGGTAATTTCATGAAAGGAGCAAACAGATGATTAATCCATGCGTGAAATGTCCCGAAAGAGACCGTTGCGAGGGAATGAATCAGCCATGTAAGCAAGGTAAAGCCTATCAGAAGTGGAAAGCTGGCTGCAAGAGAGTGGCGGAGCATACAAAACGGGTGAATAAGAGGATGAAGTAAATTATGAGTCACGAATACAGAATTTTAGAACGCATGCTCGTTGAAGGACAAATAAGCCGTCAGGAGTTTAAAGAGAGAATAGATGCTGAATATGATAAATTGGAGCAGGAGCTTATGAACGATGAGATTGCACCGGATGAACATGTTGAGAGATATAATGCTTTGATGGAGCTGGAGCCGCAGTCGTTCGGACCACCGGAGTTACATGAACATATTTGAAGGAGGATAAAGCCAGATGAAACAGCTTAGTCTTGAAGATATCGATCTTGATACAATCCCGATTAAAGTATTACAGGATGTAGATAAGCGAATATCTGACTGGAGGTCAATGGGAGGCAAAGATTCAGACCTATACATACAGCAACAGTTAAAATATTTAAAACGAGTCGAGTTGATGGCAAACAACGCCGCGGATACGCTCACATATTTTTAAACAGGAGGAATACAGATGAGTATAACAGAAGCAATAGTAATTATAGCAGCATTAATTTATACAGGATTTGTATTTTACATACTTAACAAGTGAGGTAATCAGATGGATACACGAAATCATGAACATTACAAAGACAAAACGGCGCATGATGCGATTAAGGCAGCGGATAGATTACCGGACACAATTGGCGAGATGAGAGCGGTTGCAAATAAGCGAGGGTTTGAAGTGTTCGGCAGGATTAAACTTAGAGACAAGAAAACAGGCAAGATTTATAGATAGCAGGAAAGAGGTGATTCCATTGGAAAAGTCAGTCCTGATCCAGTATTGCGACATGCAGGCTGAGATAAAAGAGTTAAGGAGACTCATAAAAATGACGGAGGAGAAGATAGAGAAAATTGAGCGAGAGGGAGCGGTAAGCGATGTAGTGAGTGGAGGAATGGGAGGAATACAGCATTTTACAGTTGAAGGATTTCCGGTTCCGGGGTATACTAAAGCAAAGAATTTGCTCATATCGAGAAAACAACGCCTAAAGATGAAAGAGGAAGAACTTCTTGAACTTACCAATCAGGCAGAAGAATACATAGAATCTATCGAAAAAAGCGAACTTCGCATCATGTTCCGCCTGTATTACATTGAAGGATTGACTTGGAATCAAGTGGCTCATCAGATGAATGAGATGTTTTCCAGAACAAAAAGAATTTATACGGAAAATAGGTGCAGAATGAAGGGAAACAGATTTTTCGAAGAAGAGTAGAATATTTTTGAAAAAAATTTTAAAAATGTTCGGTCACGTTCGCTCAAAATGTGTTAAAACTTAAAATAGAAATAAACTAAAAAAGCCGGGTAGCTAATCCGGCTTTTTGACCCCTATTTTATCTTATGATCTTCGAAATGGATAAATATGTATATACCAAATAAAAATAAAAAGGTGAATACATCTGTATCACATTTCGCAATTGATAATTGTGTGAATTTGGCAACCTGAGGGCCATACACACCTAAGAAAAATAGGAGAAAATCTTGATTAAACACCGTCTTAATCAAAAACATAGGATTTCCTCCTTATATCTTTTTTTTGGTCTTACATCGAAAAAAACGAACGCCAAAGACGGTGTTTAATTAAGAAGTTGCATTCAAAGAGGAAATCTATGAAGGATTAAGACGGTGTTTAATCAATGAATATTTTGCTAAATTTTACAATTTTACAGCACTGTTTACTCATGATACATCCTCCTTGTGAAAACATCTTTGCCATTATGCAACGTAAAAATTATATCAAATTTAAAAATATTTGCAACATGTAAATTTTCCAAATTTAAATGTTGGAGTAAGTGCCCGTTAGGGTGCTTTTTTTATGCAATTTAACGACACAATGTACAGCACCTGCAATCCATAGTTAACACAAGTTGTGGTATTTGTTAACCTCCTTTCTATCGGGCAGCAACCGGCTGTCCACTAAGGTGCTGGCATACGTGTTTCAAGAAGAAGGTGAGCCTAAGTGACTGAAAAACAGAAAATATTTGCAGATGAATACCTAATAGATCTGAATGCCACAAGGGCTTACCGGGTAGCGTATCCGTCTGTGAAGAAGGAAGAAACAGCAGCTGTAAACGGCAGTAAATTGCTAAGAAATACTAAGGTTGCAGCATATATTCAAGAGCGGATGGAAAAACGACAGAAGCGTACAGAAATCACTCAGGACCGTGTGCTGGAAGAGCTGGCGGCTATTGCTTTTGCAAGAGCTACTGATTTCGCAGAAGTAAAAGATGGATTCGTTATCATAAAAGATACAGCAGGGTTATCAGAACAGCAGATCAAAGCTATTGCCGGAATAAAAGAAGGCAAGTTTGGCATTGAACTGAAATTGAATGACAAGGAGAAAGCATTGGAGCTCCTTGGCAGACACCTTGGAATGTTTAAAGACAGGGTGGAAGTTTCGGGCCTAGAAGAAGAGAAAAAGAAACTGGGAGATATCCTGGAACAGTTGCGTGGTGATGGGTAGTGAGTACAGAAAGACTGATTCTATCAGAAAAGTATAAAGCATTTCTGAGGTGCAATGCCCCGGTTGAGTTCCTTGAAGGGACCACGGCTGCCGGCAAAACGACAGTAGGGCTGTTTAAGTTCATGCTGAAAGTTGCTGAATCGCCGAAGAAACTGCATATCTTGGCTGCGAAAGATACCGGAACAGCCGAGAAGAACATCATCAATAAAGATCTCGGGATCATTGACGATTTCGGAATACTAACACAGTACAATGGAAATGGCACAAAGGACGATAAGATACCACATATCCTGTTTCATACTAATAAAGGCGATAAAGTCGTCTATGTGATGGGATATGGAGATAAAAAGAAGTGGCAGAAAGCCCTTGGTGGTCAGTATGGCTGTCTGTACATAGATGAGATTAATACCGCTGACATCGACTTTGTCCGAGAGTCTTCTATGCGATGCGACTATCTTATGGCAACGCTCAATCCGGATGACCCCGGACTTGATGTATATAAAGAATATATAAACTGTAGCAGAACACTTCCTGAATGGGAAGATAGCACACCAAGAGAAATTAAAGATGAATTAAAGGAAGAACCAAAGCCCGGCTGGGTCCATTGGTTCTTTTCTTTTGACGATAATGCCGGACTTCCGGAAAAGAAAAAGCAACAGATTATCCAGAACACTCCAAAGGGCACGAAGATCTGGAAAAATAAGATTGAAGGTCTGAGAGGAAAAGCAACTGGACTGGTGTTCCCAAATTTCAGCAGAAAGAAGCACGTTGTATCAGAGAAGTGGATGAGGACCCAGATGGCAGCAGGAAAGCTAAAGTTCAAAAAGTTTACCTGCGGGCTTGATACATCGTATTCTTCGAAATCCCCGGACACAATTGCAATGATGTTCCAGGGAATCACGGAAGATAGGAAACTGATCACACTTGCTGAAAAAGTATACAGCAACAAAGATCTGGATCAGCCACTTGCACCATCAGATACAGCTGTAAAGTTTATAGAATTTTTGGAAAGGTGCCGTAATGACTGGGGCTTTGCCAAAGAAACATTTATTGACTGTGCAGATGCGGCGACAATCACAGAACTGCGAAAGTATAAGAGGCTTCACGGCTGTATTTATAATTTTGTGGAATCATACAAGAAAGTAACAATACTAGATAGAATCAAGCTGCAGCTTGGATGGATTCAACAGGGCTGCTATCTGGTATTAGACACATGCACCAATCACATAGCGGAAATGGAGAAGTACTCATGGGCTGAGGATAAAGATGAGCCAGAAGACAAGAATGATCATACAATCAACTCTCAACAGTACGGCTGGATTCCATACCGCAATATGATTGGCTTTGAAGTGGAGGAGCGGAAAAGGTGAAATGGATGGATAAATTAAATGAAAACATTAAAAAGACTGTCAGGAGTTGGCTGAATGTTCTTCCGGCAAATCCTTTTAACTTTCAGGTTAATGAGATGATGGACTTTGAAGGGCACGCGATTCTGAACCGCATCTGGTACAGGGGAGATGGCAATGAACTTGAACAGATCTATCAACAGAATGCAGAATTTGCAGACAGGCATAAATTCTGGGCAAGTAAATCAACAGCTGGAATGGACATGAGAAAGATTCATACCGGTCTTCCGGGACTGACAGTTAAGGTGCTTTCTTTCGTAGTCCTCCCAGACATGAACGAATTTGAGTTCGAGCAGCCGGCACAGGGGCAGTTATGGAAAGAAATCGAAAAAGATAATAAGTTTTATAAAAAGATTGAAAGCGCCCTCAAAGAAACACTGTTTATCGGAGATGGCGCTTTTAAAGTTGCTATAGATACTACGATCAGTGATTATCCGATTCTTGAATGGTATCCGGGCGAAAGAGTTGAATTCGTTTACCAGAGAGACAGAATTCGGGAGATTGTGTTCAAAACGCCATACAAAGAAAAGGGCAAAGTGTACGTCCTAAATGAGAGATATGGCTACGGATACATCATCAATGAATTATATCTGGATAATAAGCTGGTTGATATCAAATCCATAAAAGCAACTGAAAATCTAACAGATATCACATTTGATGATTCAATTATGCTGGCTGAACCATTCATGATCTATGAATCTTCCCGTTATGAGGGCAGAGGCGGCAGTATCTTTGATGGAAAGCTCGACAGCTATGATTCACTGGATGAAACATGGTCTCAGTGGATGGATGCACTGAGAGCCGGAAGAGCAAAAACTTATATTCCAGAATGCCTGGTGCCGCATGATCCGGAAACAGGTATGTTGATAAAGCCAAACCCGTTTGACAACCGTTATTTTGCAGCAGATGGCGATATGCGAGAGGGTCAGAAGAATCAGGTCATTACTGATCAGCCAGCAATTCCGCATGACAGCTATATGGCATCATACATAACAGCTCTGGATCTGTGCCTGCAGGGAGTGATTAGTCCTTCCACATTAGGAATTGACGTAAAGAAATTAGACAATGCGGAGGCACAGCGTGAAAAAGAAAAGACTACATTATACACCAGAAGTGCAATCGTAAAGGCACTCCAGGAAACTCTTCCGGGAGTTGTCTCTATGTGTATCAATGCAGACAACATTCTGCACAATAAGAATATTGAAGAAGTAAAGGTAAACATTCCGTTTGGAGAATATGCAAACCCGTCATTTGAAAGCCAGGTTGAGACTGTGGCCAAGGCAAAGCAGGGTGGAATCATGAGCATAGAGCGGTGCGTAGAAGAACTGTACGGTGATACACTAGACGATCACTGCAAGAAAGAAGAGGTCGCCCGTTTGAAGGAAGAGCAGGGCATACAGGATATGGAAGAACCCAGCGTGAATTTAGAAGTAGGAGACTTTAAAGCAAATCTGGAAGGTGGTGAAGATGATGAGGGTAAAAGTAGCAAACAGAATGTACCAGATGAACAGGAAAGAGTATAAAGGCCTTCTTAAAGTGGCAAAAGAGCAGGTTCCGTTTGGAATATACGCTCTTGAAAAAGCGGATTATGCAGAATTAAGATGTGATAAATGTGATAGTATCACACAGTTAAAAGAGCTGATAAGGCAGTTTAAGAAACAGGGCTTTAAGGTATATTCGAATGGCAAAGATAAATACAGAATATGATGTTGGGGCGGCGTTTGAAGCAATAGAAGAAGAACTGATTTCTTCCATGATTCGTAATATGGAGCGGCATAAGGTGGAGGAGATTGAAGAGGACAAGCAATGGTCCATGTGGCAGGCAGAACAGTTAAAGGCGCTAGAAAAGTACCGGAAACAAAATAAAAAGAAATTCGGGAAAGAATTTAAGGAGATCAACAAAAAAATAGACCGTCTGATTCTTGAAGCAAACAAAGACGGACAACTGGACCAGGAGGCAGAGATTTTAAAGGCGATTAAAAAGGGGTTTCCGGCCAAGAAGGTTTCTCCTGGAGGTACGGCAGAGTTTTTTAAAGTAAATGATAGGAAACTCAACGCACTACTTGAGGCGACATCTTCCGATATGCAAAAAGCAGAGAACGCTGTTTTGAGGCGAGCAAACGACCAATACCGGAAGGCTATCTTTAACGCCCAGATGTATGCGAATAGCGGCGCTGGTACCTATGAGAAGGCCGTAGACATGGCTACAAAGGATTTTTTGAGTGCAGGCCTGAACTGTATTGCATACGCCAATGGAGCCCGCCATACGCTGGCTGATTACGCTGATATGGCTATCCGGACGGCAAGCAAGAGGGCATACCTTCAAGGCGAAGGAGAAAAACGCCAGGAATGGGGTCTGCATTTGGTCATTATAAACAAAAGGGGAAGCCCATGCCCTAAGTGTTTGCCTTTTGTTGGAAAGATCATGATTGATGACGTGTGGAGCGGTGGCAGCAGGAAAGACGGAAAGTACCCGCTTCTGAGCAGTGCCATAGCAGCGGGGCTTTACCATCCAAGATGCAGAGACAGTCACACTACATATTTCCCTGGTATCACAACTGTGGATCCGAAGTACAATAGGCAGGAGCTTGCTGATATTGAGGATACAGCAAAACAGGAAGCTAGGCAGCAATATGTTGAGCGACAGGAAAAAAGATTTGAAAGATTGGCTGATTATTCACTGGATCCGGAGAATCAGCAGAGATATCAGCAGAAGCAAAAAGAATGGAAACAAATGGTGGCAGAAAAGGAAACGTCAGGAAGTATTATAGAAGCGCAGAAAAAGGCAAATGATCTTGGCGTTAAATATGCTTTATATGATGATTTGCCGCTTGCTATGGCAAATGAGATAAATGATGCCCTTGAAACAATTCCAAAAGATATTAGACCTGCTTTTGTAGGAGACTCCGCAACCTTAGAGGCATACAGAGGTGCTAAACTTCCTAGAAAAAGTAACCAGTTTTATGGCGTACATATAGATATTTCTCCGACCGGATTATGTCTTGGACGAAACGAAACAACGGGACGAATGAATTATGATTTTGATATTCAAGGGCAAATGATTGGTATAAGTAAAAAATACAATACTGCTGAAAAAATTACAAAAAACAAGATATCAGAGCAAAAGAAATACGCCGAAAAACATGGAAATAAATGGTTTTTTAACGAAGATGGAAAAAGCACGCCGTATCATGAAATTGGACATGTGTATGAAGATGCCAAAGGCTTACCGGATGGATTTGAAAAAGATGCAACACGGTGGGCAGCTGAAAGCGGATGTGATATGTTGAAAAATCCAAAGGAAGCTTGGGCAGAAGCCTGGGGAGCGTATCATACGCAAAATAAAGAATTGCCAGAATATATTGCAAAATATATTGATCAGGCAACGGAAAAGCCTATTGCAAAACCTGTTGATTCTGGTACAATGATATCAGGAGCAAGAATTACAGATATCTTTAGCAAAGAAGCTGACGAATTTGCAGAAATGTACTACAAAGAGATTCGTAGTTTTTCAACAGATGCCAAAAAGATAGCGGGAAACCTTAACAAGAAAGAATCTGATATCAGGAAGATTAAATCATATCTTTTTGAAGATAAATCATTACTGGATACCGATACCGGAGAATGGAGACGGTTTGACCCAGATTGTGCAATAGCTCAGAGTTGGCAAAGACTAATGATTGGTAAAGATATTAAACCACATGACAAAACCTTGATTGAACATGAACTTCTTGAAATGAAAATAAAGAAAGAAAATCCAAATATGGAACATTGGAAAGCCCATGAGATAGCTTCAGAAAAATATGATTACCCGAAGGAGGCGACAGAGTATTATGGTAATCTTGAAAAACATAAAAAAAACAAATGATGCCATATCGGCGGACTATTATCCAGAGGGGAAGGAACCTAAAGGATTTATGAAGATGAAAGATGGCAAAATTGTTGAACATAATAATACAAGTTCGTTTGCAGCGGCACATGTTCGAAGAGAATTAAAACGTCTTGCAAGACTGGATAACCCGCCAAAAGAAAAAACAATATTATGGTACTAATACCACCTGTCAGAAATGGCCGGTGGTATTTTTATACTCATTTTAAGAAAAGGAAGGTAAAAGAACATGAAAATGACATTTAAGGAAGCGTTTGAAGCAATGAAACAGGGAGCAAAAGTAAAACTTCCATCTTGGGCGGGATACTGGTGTCTGGATGCTGAGGGACAAAGTATCGCCATGCACACAAAAGATGGTGAAGTGCTGGATATTCGTCAGACAGATAGACCTTTTTATACCCTCTCTAATATTGCATCTGACGAGTGGCAGATTGCTGATAAAGAGAATTGTCCTGTAATGGGCGGTGAGGCTACCTTCTCTTTTGGCGAAGCAATCAAGTATCTAAAGCGTGGATTTAAGGTTGCTCGCAGAGGTTGGAACGGGAAAAAACAGTATATTCAGCTTGCAAGTGGAATCTCTTACAAAACAGCCGAAGGAGATATCGTGAACTGTGAACATGAAGCAATCGGAAACGCAGCAGTAGCATTCGTTGGAACATCTGGTGTACAGATGGGGTGGCTTGCTTCTCAAGCAGACATGCTTGCAGAGGATTGGGTATTTGCAAATTGCGCCGGCACAATGAAAGGAGAATGAAACGATGAAAAAGAAGATTTTATTAGTGGTGATGGCGACAGTATTAGCAATGGGAGTCCTTACAGGATGTTCGGAATCTTACAAAGTGTCTCAGAATGTATCTCAGGAAGCGGATAATTTTAATGTAACAAGAAAATTAACCGTAATTAACGCCAGAACAGATACCGTCCTGTTAGAACTTACAGGAACATTTGCACTGCAGAACAATGGTGCGAACGAACTTGAAGTTATCATTGAAACAGCAGAGGGAAAATATAAAAAGGATTTAGTCTATCTGAATGACTATACAATGTACGTTGTAGAAGATGTTTCAGGAGCAAATGTAGATAAATATCATTATGAAATTAACTTCCTGCCAGAGTGGGGAGCTAAGATAACTCATAAAAATTAGGAGGTTCACATGAAAATTAAAGTAACACATGATTTCAAGGATGTAGAGGAAGACTTAAGACTTCGCAAGAAAGGAGAAGTCTATGAGGTGTCAGAAGACAGAGGAAGATATCTGATTAACTTTAAGGTTGCAAAAGAGGTAAAAGAAAAGAAAGGCGGTGATCCAGAGTCTCCCGATAAGATGCCGGGTTAAGCGTCTTATTTTTATGTCCAAACACGATATGACATAAAAAGGTGCGTGGCCAGCGACACTGATGACAATGGGAATAGAGTGACACTCTCAAAACGGAAAGGAGCAACGATGTATAAAAATATTAAAATGCCGATGAAATTACAATTTTTTGCACAGCCAGGAGCTGCAGGTAGCGGTTCATCAACCAACGAACCGGAGACAGCCAATCAGGAACCAAATAATCAGAATCAGAGCAACCAGAACGGTACGCAGATTGATTATGGAAAGATTCAGCAGATGCTGGATGGAACGCTTGCGGCAAAGGAAGATACGGCATTAAAAGCCTATTTCAAGCAGCAGGGACTTTCCCAGCAGGAGGTAGAACAGGCTATCACAACCTTCAAGGAACAGAAGGCGGCGAATCAGCCGGATATTGCCGGAATGCAGAATCAGATCACAGAGGCACAGGCGCAGCTTGCAGCATCTCAGAAAGCCGTTCGGGCGGCGCAGGTAGAAAGTGCAGCTACAATGATGGCTGTTTCCCTCGGAATCGAAGCAAAGACAATTCCATACATCCTTAAAATGGCAGATTTAAGCCAAGTCATGGGAGAAGGTGGAAACATCAATGAGGAATCATTGAAAACAGCAATAAACAAAGTACTGGAAGACGTTCCGGCACTGAAACCACAGGCTGACGGAAAGACCGGCTTTACTCAGGTAGGAACTGGTGGTAATCCGGCACAGCACCCGCAGCAAACAACAACTACAAACCAGACAACAGTACCAACAAAGCGTTGGAACCGTTGGAATTAAAAGAAAGAAGGTATAAGATATGGCATTAAATTATGCAGAACAGTGGAGCCCAGAACTTCTTGAAATCCTAATGCAGGGAACCTTGACATCTCCATTTGTAACCAGTAATGTTAGATGGCTTGATGCCAAAACATTCCACTTTACTCAGATGAGTACATCCGGATACAAAAACCATAGCCGCGAAGGTGGATGGAATAAAGGTACATACTCTCAGAAGGATGTACCGTTTACCCTGACCCATGACCGTGATGTTGAATTTATGGTAGACAAAGCAGATGTTGATGAGACAAATGCTACAGCTTCCATTCAGAACATTTCCAGAGTGTTCGAACAGACATGGGTTGTTCCGGAAACAGATGCCCTGTTCTTTTCTAAAGTTGCCCAGGCAGCGCAGAAAACAGAAGGTTATCATGGATCCACAGCAACATCCGCATACACAAAAGCAAAGGTATTTGGAATGTTGAAGGATATCCTTGCAAAAGGAAAGCTTAGAAGATACAAAGCAAATGGCTCTCTGATTATGTATGTTCGCAGTGAAATCATGGATGCCCTGGAGCAGTCCACAGAGTTCACACGCAAGATTGAGATGACCCAGATTGCAGAGGGCGGTATGGGAATCGAAACCAGAGTGACAGACATTGACGGTGTTCCGATCATGGAAGTAATTGACGATGAACGTTTTTATGATGCATTCAACTGGGAACCGGAAAACGGTGGATTTGAACCGCAGAAGAAAAAAGCAGAATCCGACACCGGAGCGGGCGATGCGGTGACAGGTGCGCACAAAATCAACGTACTTGTAGCTTGTGGACAGACCTGTAAGACTGTACCGAAGATCTCCAGCATCTACTACTTTGCGCCTGGTGCACATACAAAAGGCGATGGATATCTGTATCAGAACAGATCCTTCTCTGATGTATTTGTGTTCCCGAATGGCCGTGACGGCAAGATTGACAGTATCTATGTAGACGTTGATACGACAGAGGTTGGCGCTTAATAAGGAGTGATTAAATGTCTTATGAAGCATATGTAACACCGGAGTATTATCTTGGTCAGTATAAAGGCAACATTGTTCCCAAAGAAGAACTCTCCAAAGCTCTTAAGGTGGCATCTAGGCACATTGATTCCCTGACCTACAATCGAATTGTAGGTCAGGGATTTTCTCATCTTACAGGCTTTCAGCAGGAGATCATCCGGGAAGTGGTGTGCCAGCAGGCAGACTTTGAGGTGGAGAATGCAGATGAGATCAATACAATCCTGTCCTCTTACAGCATTAACGGGGTATCTGCCCAGTTTGGCAGTTCCTGGAATGTGTTCACGGACAAGGGTGTGGCCATGAAGCGTGATGTGTATGCACTGCTATGTCAGAGCGGCCTATGCTGCCGGTTAGCGAGGTGAGACTATGAAATATCCATGTCTGGTACCGAAGAGACTGTGCAGGACAGACATAAGCCTGCAGATGGACAGGGAAGGTCTGAATGAATATGGGGAACCACTGGAAGCAGTGGTGTATTCCGGAAAGTGCAACTATCAGGACAAAGCTAAAACAGTCCTTACCGCAGAGAAAAAACTGATACAGATTACGGGTTCGGCATTATTTCCAGGCGACATCTGTACGGAACTCCCAGTTATCTCTGGCGGCTACGCTGTGATATTTGGAGTTAAAAGACGGATTGAACAAGGAATCAAAGCAAGGAACCCTGACGGAACCGTGAACTACACAGAGGTGATGCTTGTATGATGAAGGTAAGTTCTGTAATAAAGTTAAATCTTCCGAAGATAAAAGAATTGACAGATGCACAAATAGCAGCATTAGAACAGACGGCAGAAGCATTACATACAGAAGTGATACAGGCGGAGATTATGCCTCGCGATACTGGAAATCTTCAAAATGAATCCACTTTTGTAGATACGTCCAAAAGCAAGCAAGGAAAAGTTTCGCTAGTATCCAGTAATCCATACGCTCGCCGCTTGTATTTTCATCCAGAGTATCATTTTCAAAAGTACGAGAACGCTTTTGCGAGCGGCAAATGGTATGAACCGTGGATTGATGGGGTATCTTCTGATTTTTGCAGAGAAGCATATAAAAAGATTTATAAGAGGTTAGCAGGCTTATGACACTTGCAGATGTAAGAGATTATATCACATCTTTAAACTTAACAAAAGAAGTATACATGGGGAAACTTCCGGATAAACCGGAACAGTCCATAGGAGTTTACAACAGTAAGCATCAGTATCCACCCCACAGGACCCTTGGAGGCCCAGACTGGCAAGGATACGGGATAAAGCACGTAACTTTGCTTGTGCACTGGAATAAGTCGCCCAGAGATACAGAAAAGGCAGCAACAGCCTTATTTGACGCAATAAATGTTGTAAGAGATGCGAAAATAAACGAAACAACAATAAAATTTATACAGACACTTTATGATTTGCAAGAGATTGGAACAGATGATGCTGGTGTTTATGAGTATGTCATTGAAGCGGCTGTTATTTATGAAAAGGAGGTAAAAAATGAGCGGTAAAGCGACAAATGTATTCCCGGTCTTAGATAATAAGTTCAAGGCGGGAGCAACGAAAGAATCAGCAACCATGATTGCAGATATGGAAAGTTTTTCAGTGGCGTTTTCAAATGGAGTACAGACATGGACTCCAATGGACCAGGAAGGCTGGCAGAGAGGATTAATGACTGCGAAAGCAATCACAATTACCCTGAATGGTAAGCGAAACATTGGAGACACAGGAAATGATTTCGTAGCTGGAAAAGCATTTAAAAATGGGCACGATGCAGAAGGGTATTTTGAGTGGGAGATGCCTGACGGCACAAGTATAGCATGGGAAAACGCAATCTTTGATATCAAAAACTGTGGCGGCGGTAACAGTACCGAAGTCGGACCATTAGAATTTGATACGATCAGTAACGGAAAGCCGACAATCACACCGGCTGTATAGAAAGGAGATACAATGACGAAAAGAATCAATATTACAGATAAATTGTGTTTTGAAGAAAATCCGGTTATGGAAATTGAAACATTAGATGTAGAAGTAAGGGCAGATGCAGAAACAATGCTTCGCTTAATGGGCGTTTTCACGGAAAAAACAGAGCTTGAAGCGGTAGGAGAAGCACTGAATTTAATTTTTTCCCCACAAGATGTAGAAGCTATCTGTAATCTTGAAAGAAACGGAAAGAAATTATCTGCGAAATCGTTAATGACAATCGTACAGGCTGCAATGTCTTTGGTGATGGGAGACGAGCAGGGAGAGTAATGACCCGTACTATGATTTGATAGAGGATTTTAGCTTGATCATTTCCTCTTTTCAATCGCAGTACGGGATCCGTTTATCAAGAGAACTTCCTGCTGGAATGAAATGGGATGAATTTAGAGACCTCCTGATTGGCCTTGGACCGGATACGGCACTTGGTAGAGTTGTAGCAATCCGGGCAGAAGACAGGAAGGAATATCTTGAAAACTTCACCCCAGAACAACACCGAATCAGAAATGAGTGGCAGAGAAAGCGAGCAAAATATTTAGCTCAGACAATAACAAAAGAACAGATGAATAATACAATGAACATGTTTAAAACGGCATTTTTAAGCATGGATGGATTAGGAAGTGATTAAAAATTGAAAGAAAGAAGATAAAATGTCCTTACTGTGGACACGAACAAAAAATTCAGTACGCCCCGGATGCAAAATGCCGGGGCGTATTTTTCAAGTGTCAGGCAAGACACTGTAAAAAGATATTTGAGATAAAGATTAATCCGGGCAAGTAGTGCCATGTGCCGATGCCTTTTAAAAAGGTGGTGGTATTATGGCGGCTACAAGCGTAGGCGAGATTGGACTTGACCTGGTCGTAAATCAAAATCAATTTAAAACACAGATGGCAGGAATCACTGGACTTGCTAAAAAAGCTGGTATGGCTTTAGCTGCCGCTTTTTCGATTAAAAAAGTAGCAGATTTCGGAAAGTCTTGTTTAGAACTTGGCTCTGATTTAGCAGAAGTTCAGAACGTAGTTGATGTTACATTTCCGTTTATGACGGCACAAGTTGACAAATTTGCACAGAGTGCAGCTAAAAGCTTTGGATTGTCAGAAACGATGGCAAAACAGTACACTGGTACATTTGGAGCGATGGCGAAAGCTTTTGGCTTTACGGAAAAACAAGCCTATGATATGGGAACCACTCTCACGGGCCTGGCGGGCGATGTGGCATCATTTTACAATATCAGTCAGGATGAAGCCTATACGAAGCTGAAAAGCGTCTTCACAGGTGAGACAGAGTCTTTGAAAGACTTAGGTGTTGTAATGACACAGACCGCCCTGGATGCATATGCAATGGCAAATGGCTTCGGAAAAACAACATCGCAGATGTCAGAAGCGGAAAAAGTAGCTCTAAGGTATGCATTTGTTCAAGATCAGCTGACAGCGGCAACAGGAGATTTTGCAAGGACTTCTGATTCGTGGGCGAACCAATGCCGTATCATGAAACTGCAATTTGATTCCTTAAAAGCAAGCATCGGACAAGGATTGATTAATTTATTTACCCCTGTCCTTCGCGTTATTAATGCAGTGATTGGAAAGCTTGCTGTATTAGCGAGCGCATTTAAGAGTTTTACAGAACTTATAACAGGAAAAAAATCTAGTGCACAGCAGATAGCGGATGCGGGGAATGCAGCGAGCACCGGAATGGATAGTGCTGCAGAATCGGCGGATAATGCTACGAAATCAACAAACAAGACGGCCAGTGCTGCAAAGAAAGCTGCAAAAGAGATGCGTTCCTTGATGGGATTTGACAAGATTAATAAGTTAGATTCAAAGACAGACAGCTCAACATCCCCTAATGGGAATGCAGTCCCTTCAACAGATTTTGGAAGTTTGGCGCAAGGTGACACTGTAATTGATAAAACAGACAAGAAAATGCAGGGATTAATTAACCGTTGCAAAGAACTTGCAGATTTATTTAAAAAAGGTTTTCAGATTGGATTTGGAGATTCTGATAAGAAAATTGATTCGATAAACACCAGTATTAAAAATATTGGAAAGAATCTCAAAGAAATCTTTACGGATCCAGCAGTTGTTCGTGCGGCGAATGAATGCGCAAATTCCATCGCACTTGCATTTGGAAAGATTACAGGTTCTTTTGCTCGAATTGGTCTTACTATCGCTGATAATCTTATTGGTGGCGTAGATAAATATCTCGAAAAAAGCAAAGATTATATTAAAAAGAATCTTATATCTATTTTCGATGTAACTGGTGAAATTGCAGACTTATCTGGTAATTTCGCGGTTGCTATTGCAGATATTTTTGACGTTTTTTCAAGTGATGATGCAAAAGGAATAACAGCTGATATTATCGGTATTTTTGCAGATGGCTATCTTGGAGCAACAACTGTTGGCCTGAAATTTGTAAGAGATATTGAAAAACTTATTGTCACACCTGTTACACAGAACGTCGACAAAATAAAAACGGCGTTTGAAAATATATTATTGCCAATCCGAATTGTAATGGACACAATCCACCAATCAGTAAAAGATACTTTTACAAAAATAAATGCTGTATATGACAAGCACATAGAACCATTATTTGATTCTGTTGCAGAGGGTATATCTGATATTGTCGGAACATTACTCGATGGATTCAACACTTATATAGCTCCTGTTTTAAAAGATTTGGCAACAGAATTTGATGGCACATGGAAAAAACATGTACAACCAGCCTTGGACGGTATTATTGATTTACTTGGTAGTGTCGCTGACTTAGTAAAAGTACTGTGGGAAAATATTTTACAACCATTTATAAACTGGGTTGTTAAAAATATTATGCCGATTTTAGCTCCTATCATTAAAAAATTAGGAGATAAATTTTTAGATTTATTAACTGTAGTATCAGATGTGGTGAAAGGTATTACGAAAGTACTTAAAGGGTTAATAGATTTTCTGACAGGAATATTTTCCGGCGACTGGCAGAAAGCATTTAGTGGATTAAAACAGGTAGTAAGTGGCTTCAAAACCGCCTTTAGTGCGGCGTGGAAGTTTATAAAAGATAATATTCTTAGCGAGGCTTTATCGCATCTCGAAGGCTCTTTCTCCCCTGCGTGGTCGCTAGCTTTTAAAGGTTTAAAAGCTACAGCCGGAGCGCTTAAAGACAAACTTAAGGATGTGTTCAGCGACGGGAAAGGCTATTTTAACGAAATTCTCAATTTTATCGATGATAAATTCTTAAGCAAATGGAAAAAGGCTTGGGAAGCGATTAAAGATACTTTTACGAAAGTATTCAGTGCACTCGGTTCGTTAGCGAAAAAGCCAATTAATGCGATAATCTCAGCTTTTAATTCGGTAATAAAGACAATCAATGCTTTAATTACGAAAATTAACAGCATTAAGTTTACGATTGACATCCCAGACTGGATTCCGGGTTTCGGAGGAAGTTCATGGGGATTCCGTGGTTTTAGCATCCCTAAGATGTCTTATGTGCCAGCATTAGCACAGGGCGCATACGTAAAACCAAATACACCACAGCTTGCTATGATTGGCGACAATATGCATCAGGGAGAATTCGTTGCCCCAGAAGATAAATTAAAGCAAGCAGTAAGAGAGGCATCAGGGGACAATAGTCAGGAGATTGCTCTATTAAAGAAGATTATCGAACTGTTAGAAGAGCTGCCAATAGTAGGAATCGATCCGGAAGCATTAAGAAAGTATTTCATCCAAAAAACAAATCAGAATACAAAAGCAAGAGGTAAGTCGGAATTAGTTTATTAGGAGGTATTATGGGAAAAAAGATATTATGGTCCGGAAGCATAATACTTCCCGCACCAGTAGAGATAACATCAAACGATGAGATCATATGGTCCAGCCATACTGGACGTGCTGCATCGGGAGATATGATAGGTGATGTGGTAGCACAAAAAAAGAATATATCAATAAAATGGGGAGTGCTCGAAGAATCAGAACTTTCAAAGATAAAAAAAGTTCTGGTTGCCGGGTTCTTCCCTATTTCGTTTCGAGATGATGGAGCGGAACTGACAATTAAGGTATATCGTGGAACATTATCGAAGGAACATCTTGGCTATGTCGGCGATGGAAAATATTATTACAAGTCAGCATCCGTGGATATTGTACAAAAATAAGGAGGCCATTATGTTAAAAGGAACAAAATCAACATCATTAAATTATAGCTCCATAATCAATGGGGAAACAGCAGTTTACATGACTGCGCAGATTCCGGAAAGCGGAAAGAGTAACAGCAGCAAGAATATTCAGAATAAAGAGTTATACGAAGCAAATAAAACAGAATGCCGCAAAGATATGGCGGCATTTGACGAGATGCTCTGGCAGATCGAGGACCAGAGAGAGACAACAGGAGGGACTGTAAATGAAACTGAAAAATAGAGATATCGTTAATTTTATTAATGGATGTGCAGTATTAAGAGCAAAGAAACTCCCGGTTAAAATCGGATATGCGATTAATCGTAATATTATTATTCTTTCTGAAGCCGCAGAAGCTTATAATTCAGCTCGCGAGAAAATCATCAAGGAACACGTCAAAAAAGATTCTAAAGGAGAACCAATTGTTCGAGATGACCGTTATGTATTTGAAGATGAACAGGCGTTTAATAAAGATCTCGAAGAACTTCTCAGTATTGATACAGAGGTAAATCTTCACACGATATCCGAAAAAGACATTGAAAAATGTGACGATTCCCGTTACGATGCTTTAACGCTTGCTGACTTAGATACACTTTGTGTCATGATTAAATAGGAGGTGGTCCTGTGTATCAGTCTTCAGAGGCTTTTGGAACCCTGGTACAGCAGGATTCCCGAACTTTCCACTGCCTGATCACCTGCGATGATGTGACGATTGAGAATATAAAGAGTGTTAAATTTACAGGCGGTTCCGAAGTAGAAGATGATTTTTCCCTCGGTTCTACCGTTTCCCAATACATTACGGTCACAATGAGTTGCGCCGGCGCAATTGAGGGAAGAGAGATGCACCTGCAGGTAGGATTAGACATTGACGACCTTGCGGAATGGATTCCTATTGGCTATTTTACAGCTGGAAAACCATCCAAAAACGAGGAACAGATAGAGTTCACTGCTTATGATCGGATGGCGCAGACGGAGCGAACATTTTCCATGGATGGCACAACGACCAATACCATTTCGGCATTAAAGAAGATTGAAGAGATAACAAGAGTCCCAGTAGTCACATCGGGGCTTTCTTCAATTTCAATGTCTGTCCCCAAAGGGTATACCTGTCGGGAAGTATTGTCCTATGTTGCTCAGATGTATGGGGGTTTTGCTGTGTGCAACCGCCAGGGACAAATTGAGATACACACTTACGAAGATAATGCATACACGGTAGGAACAGGACGATACTGGGATAATTTCGAACATAATGATTATTTGTTTACAGTAGATAAATTGACCTGCTATACCGGTCAAGATAAGGATGGGAACAGTACCTCGATTTCGTCCGGATCCGGAGCAAGAACGGTAAGTTTCTCGAATCCGTTTATGTCGCAGAGCGTACTCGACAGCGTTTTTCAGAAATTAAAGACATTCTCATATATGCCAGGAACGTTAAAAATGCTTGGCGACCCACGCATTGACGTGTGGGACATCATCACGGTGGAAGATTTAAGTGGAGAATCATATAAAGTACCTGTGATGAAATTGGAGTGGGAGTATGACGGAGGCTTAACTTACACCATTGAAGCGGCCGGATTGTCAGAAGAAGAGACAAACGATAGCTATAAGGGGCCAACCACAAAAGGGATGGAGAGGTGTTACGCACAACTTGTCATGATTGACCGGGCGCTGGTCAATAAATTAGATGTAGATACCGCAAATATCACATATGCTACGATCAAAAATCTGGACGTAATGAAAGAAAATGTCCAAGAGATTAATGGAGAGCTGGGAACATTCAAAAATCTGACCACTACGAATTTTGAAGCTGTAAATGCTAAGATTGGAGTATTGGATAATGATTATGGTGCCATTAAGGTCCTACTATCTGGCTCCGCAGGCGTAGGGGACTTGCAGAACATCCACCTGACATCTCAAAACGCAGTTATTGACTCTGCACTGATCAGAACTGCAGTAATGCAGTCTGTATCGATAGGTGACCTTCTTGCCGGTACGATAAGTACAAACAAATTCCTGATAGCTTCGGATGACGGAGGTATCCGCATCCAGGGAGCAACGCAGCAGTGGTCTGATACAGATGGCACAGTCCGGATGCAGGCTGGACGGGACGCAAATGGAGATTTCACTTTCTCTTTGTTTGACAAGACCGGGAAAGGCATCCTGATCGATGCAACAGGTGTTAAGCCTGATGCGATAGCAGATGGCCTAATCGTCAACAAAATGGTGGCAGACAACGCAGCCATTGCCGGTTCCAAACTGGATATCCCTTCTGTGGTATCAGCGATCAATGACAGCTCGCAGACTATCAAGAGCAGCCGTATTTGGTTCGATGACCAGAATCAGTCTCTAAATCAGATATACAGCAGGCTGGATACAAATGTCACAGAAATCCGTTCCACAGCCTCATCAGCGGCCAGTAAAGCGGACGCGGCAAGCGAAGCGGCCGGTGCAGCAGCAAAGACCGCACAGCAGGCATTATCTGTACTTTCCGGAATCTCCACGCTGGATGCAATCGGAGCAGCACTAGATAACGATGCGCACGTGGTCCATACGAATACAGACGGCTCTGGCGGAGATTATAGCGATTGCTCCTCAAAGATGACGGTATATCTTGGGGACACAGATGTGTCTGATGATAGCGTATTTACAGTAACTGCATCTGCAGGTGTAACCGGACACTGGGACGATGCAAGCAGGACGTACTATGTCACGGCCATGAGCACGGATGATGGATATGTTGATATTGATGCGCTGTACGGCACAGGAGAACGATATCTGACTACGAGAAAGGGCTTAAGAATTACGACCAGAGCAGGAAAATACATCCTCGTGCAGTCTGGCGGAGCGCACATCCGGAAACGATTCAGCATCAGTAAAGCAAAAGATGGAAAAATCGGTCTGTCTTATGATTTGCATTGCTCCACACTTGCAATCAGGAAACAGAAAGATGGAAAGACGCTGATGCCGGCATCTATCACTTTTTCGTCAACACAGAATGATAACGGATTGGTTAGGAGTTATTCTGGAAGGTACCGTATCCAAGAAACGGAAGACGGGACAACCTACACGAACAAATATGTTTCCGCAGATGATGAGATACAGAAAATCTATACACCATCAAGCGCAACCGTAAAAGCTATCAGATGCACCCTTCTTTCTGCAGGAGGGGCAGAGCTGGACACGCAGACGGTGATCGTTATCGCAGATGCGGAAGGACTGGCCGAAGATATCAAAAAGGCCCAAGATGCGGCAGATGAAGCAAAAGAAGCCATTGTAACCACGAATCAGAATGTCACGAATATAGAAACGAGCATGGCGGGGCTAAGGGCAGAATTGTCCGAGACAACGACAGATTTGCATGGCCTGGTAAATAACACGTTGCTCTATAATGTGAAATACCATGATAACGAAGACGGCACAACTACCCTGAATGCAGTCGTGTACAAGAACGGAACGGATGTTACAAAAACATACCCGGCCAGATGGTTCATCTGGAGCAGAAAAACAGAATCCGGAGAAACCTATCTCGGATATGGATACAGCATCACGGTCAACAACTCAGACTATGAGTTCGGCGGCGTATGCGTAGGAACATTCGCTACATATGACACTTTGAACCTTACGACAAGATCTGGAAAACAGCTTACAACCAGATCCGGAAATCACATAACAATTTGGAAGGAGAATTAATATGGCAGATCAGAATATAACAGCATTACCAGCGGTAACAACACCAGAATCCTCGGACCAGCTCCTCCTGGTCGGAGCAACGGAAGAGAAGCTGATTGACTACGACAAGCTGGCGGATGCGATACTGGGAAAAATAGCATCAAAAAACTTCGCACTTGACCAGGGAAACAAGACACTTTTGCAAGCGCTTAATGAATTAAATAGTAATAAGGTCTCATATGCAAAATACGAAATTATCAATCCGGCAAAAGAATTTTCACTTACATTAGACAATGCAAGTATATATCTAGTTTGTTATGCTGGAATTGATACGGATAATGTTAAGAACATTGGTTTCTCCGTGGTTGTTAGCAGATCATCAAGCAGCACTAAAGGAGGTGTGCTGAACATTAAATCAGAAATCCCTCAAGCAACACTAAGCTTGAAAGAAAATGTATTAAAATGTACGCCTACTGTATGGCTTAGAATTTTCGTAATCAAATTATGAAATAGTAATAAGGCATCCTCCTACGCTTTTGAAGATAATACAAATATAGATGATCTGAATTTGAAAAGTGGCATGTACATATATAACGGATACAATCCAACATATTCAGGGATAAAACCATTTTCTGACGAATGGGGAATATTCTTTGTCGGAAAATGGTTAGGTGAAAAACATCAATTTTGCATAAGTGCAAAAACAAGCGTTTGTTATCATAGATTCGCCCAGTCAGATGAGTGGAGTTCTTGGTATTAATTTGCCTAGATTTCTATGGGCTTCCCGATTGTGTTTTTCTTGGTTAAAATAGTAACCGTCTTTCCAGTTACGCAAGCGCGGTCTCCGACAAAATTCCAGACAACGACAAAATTGCTTTTTTTCGTGTTGGCGAAAATGCAATTGTAGTAAACGAAAACCTTACTGTACCTCCGTGGGCATTCGGCATCTACATTCCATTCGGACAGGATGCTGGATTGATAGCTGTTGGAATTGGTAAAGTAATAGCAGCCTACCGGATGAATGACACTTGGACATATTATTACGACATTAAATAGTAAGGTAGTTTTTACCCAAAAAGATGAGAATTTCAAGTCAACTACAGAATACAGTTATTCTGGTTTGTCCATCACAATTCCCCCAAATGCTTCCGCAGTATTTCAAGTAAAAGCACGGTATGCCAATAGTAGACCATTAGGTGTAGCCATTACAAACTCAGCAGAGGAATATAGCGATAGGACCCTGATTAATCGAACGGAAGGAAACCCGTGTCTGTTAACGCATCTTCACAGGCCTGACGTAAAAGATGTTACATATTATATTTGGACAAAATATGAGCAGGCAGCAAACAATAGTGTTTGTATTGACTCGTTACTATTTTGCATTAAATAGTAAGGCTTTTGAACTGAAAAAACATGCTGTTGCTAATGGAAAGCTCATCGAAAATTTCAGTGGTCCCAAATCATTAAACGAATCTATAGATACGGGACTTAAATTTTCAAATAACATTTTGCCACTTCGCTTTGAATGTACATACAGAAAAGGATGGATGCCTGTTGTCTGGACATATCCTACATTTAACAAAAACTACTTGGTTTATTTGGGCGAAGGTGCGGAAGGTGAATTCAAAGGAACACTGTATTACATCGAAATTAAATAGTAAGACCTCAAGAGTTGGTCAACGCTTGCAATTGGACTGGCACGATGATGACGGGAAATATCCAAGCGGCTTAGAAATGACGATTGATGATTCTACTCATTTGTTATTACTACTTTCTACCTTAACAAAGATGGAATGATTTCCCTCTTCCCATTTAATATAATTGTGAACAAAGCACTTTTTGTGGCAAAATTAAGCCATAGGAGGTGCTTTTTATGACAGAAATTGAGAAGATTCAGAGCAAAATATTGATGAGAATGCAGGAAGTTTTGGACAACGAGCAATTACAGAAGTTGGAGAACGTATTAGTTCTGGAATTTCATAATATTGAAGTGAAACAGGAATGTACAGATCTAGTAACATCAGAGCGGCATTGGGAGAAAATACTTCGAACATTCTTGGCCAGCAAAAGGATTGAGAATTGCAGTGAAGGAACACTAAAAAGTTACAACGATTGTGTAACAAGATTAATAACAACACTGAATAAGAGACTACAGGACATCACAACGAACGATATACGGTATTATCTTGCGATGTATCAAGAAACAAGGAAAATATCTATGAGCTACTTAGATACGATTAGGAGATATCTGAGTAGTTTTTTCGCGTGGGTATCTGATGAGGGATACATACAGAAAAATCCAATGAGACGCTTGAAGAAGATAAAAGTGCCGCAGGTAATTAAAAAACCCTTTACGGCCGCAGAGATGGAGCATTTACGATGCAGCGCAGAATGTCAAAGAGATATAGCAATCATGGAATTTTTATATAGTACGGCAGCGAGAATAGGAGAGGTGATACGGTTAGATAGGAAGGATATAGATTGGAGCAATAAAGAGGTAATTATATATGGAGAAAAAGGAAAGAAAGAGAGAAAAGTGTATCTGACGGATGAGTGTGCATATCATCTAAAAAAATATCTGTTTGCAAGAACAGACATGAATCCGGCTTTGTTCGTGAGCAACAAGCAGCCACACAGCCGCCTTGGGAAACAAGCGATACAATCAATGCTGAGGACACTGGGAAAGAAAACGGGAATCCATGCTCATCCACACAAATTCCGGCGGACATTGCTGACAGATGCCGGAAACAGAGGAATTCCCCTGCAAGAAATCCAAGCCTACGCGGGCCATCAGAAACCTGATACGACCATGTTATATGTCACTGTCAGCGAAGAGAATGTGAAGGCATCTTTTAGACGTTATATAGCTTGACGAGGAGATTTTATATGATTTTTTTAAACCGGCAGGAGTGGCGGTTTATTTTGCGTGTGCAGAAAAATAAAATATCGGGATAAAAAGGAAGAGAATAAGAAAAAATGATTTTTATACTAAATGGGAAGAGGGAAATTTAAAATTTTCCTACAAAAACAGGATTTTCATAAGT